GTTAGCCGAAATGCCTAGGAATAATCCTATTTTTAAACGTGAGAGATATACAGATAAAGTTACTGCTATGTCAATCAAAGACATGAACAAGAAAATCAGAGAGAACAAAATAAAAAGAGAAAACCCAGACTTATAATCTGGGTTTCTTTTTACTTCTTTCTTCTACCGAACATTAACATCTTTGGTGTTACTGTTCTCATCTTAGACATCATATCTTCTTTTTTCTCGTGACCTTTGCTTTCTTTAGCTTCGTGAGATTTCATTGACCCCTTAGATGTAGAACATCCGTATTCTTCTTTCATCATGACTTTTTTTTCACAAAAATAGCACATTTTGTATTATGAATTTTGCTCACCGCATTTTACACACTTACACCCATCTTTGTCCCAATAGATATAACTCAAATCACATTCGCACATACTATTTATTTTTAATTACTTTACAATACTACCACTACGTCACGCTCTTGAATGACCGTATACATCGTTCCATCAATCATCACCTCATGCGAGTTTGCTTGGTCGAACATAATCTTGTCGCCTTCTTTAACAAAGTCAACCAAATTACCAACTGCCTCACAAACTACACCGTTCTGATATCTGTTTTTATTAACATCATCTCCAGTTAAAATAAGACCCGAGGAGCTTTTTTTCTCCTCGACAGTCTTATTAACCAACAAAAATTTATTTACTGCTTTCATCTCTCATGTTTGTTACTATTGCCTCAGTACTTACAATTGTTGTAGCTACCGACACAGCGTTAATTAATGCACTCTTAGTTACTTTCGTTGGGTCGACTACACCTAACTTCATCAAATCTCCAAAAACTCTATTCTTAGCGTCATAGCCAAAGAACAAATCGTGCTTATCAAGTATTGTCTGACCTATTACTTTTGGGTCCTCACCTGCGTTTAACATGATTTGCGTAAATGGTACAATTAAAGCACTAGTCAAAATACTAACAGCCGCCATGAAGTTCTCCGTTCTATCAATATATTTGTGAGATATTTCATCCGCACAGTTTGCTAATGCAATTCCACCACCAGGCAAAATACCATCTTCAACCGCTGCCGCTACTGCTCGCACCGCATCGTCTACTCGGTCGTACTTTTCTTTTTGCTCGATGTCCGAGTTACCGCCAACATAGATAATACCTACACCTTTACTGATACTTGCAACTCTTTCGTTTAAGAATTTTTTATCTGTTGCTTCCATACTTTCGTCCGCCATTGATTTCAAGTCAACTAAATGTTTCTCAATCGCTTCGTCTGTATTATCATTACGCATAATAATTGTTGACTCTTTACTCACAATCACTTTTGCTGCTTGACCTAAATCAAGTGGCGTCAATGTGTATAAGTTGTCACCAATAGACTCAGAGATATATTTTGCTCCTAGAGCTATCGACAAGTCAAACATTAAGTCCTTCTGTCTGTACCCAAATGATGGAGGGATAATATGACAAGCCTTAATAACTTTTCTTGCGACATTCATGTTTAATGTGTTCAACGCATTAGGGGATAAATTACCAATAATTAACAATGGCTTCTGTTCTCTAATAACGTGCGCTAATGTTTCCTCAAGTAATGTCAAGTTGTTAATCTCAATATCAGTCAATAAGATATATGGATTCTCAAACACGCACTCCTCAGTCTTCTCATTGTTAACAAAATACTTACTTGTCCAGCCTCTGTCAATTCGCATACCTGAGATAATCTCATTGTATGTTGACGCATTAGCCGAGTTCTCTACCGTCACCAGGTCAACTTTCTTAAAAGTATCAGCGATAAGTTTACCGAGCTCTTTATCGTTGTTTGCTGAAATTGTAGCTACATCAACCAAAGTACGCTTAGATACCTTCTTTGACATCGAATCAAGCGTTTTAACGATATCATCAGTAATTGCGTTTACCGCACGAATGACTTCTGTCTTGTTTAACTTATTAAAGTCAAGTTCTTGGAATGCGTCAATAATCGCTTCCGTTAGTACGATGCTGGTACTTGTCCCATCTCCTGCTGCAATAGCCGTCTGGTCTGCCGCTTGTTTCATCAACTGAACAGCTAAGTTCTCAATAGGGTCAAACAGATTGATTGAACGAGCAATAGTTACTCCGTCCTTTGTCACCGTCAATCCTTTTGTGTGGTTTTCAGACTCTAATAACACCGTCTGTCCTGATGGACCTAATGTTGATTTGACTGCTCCTGCAATCTTCTTGATGCCAGCTCTTAATTTCGCCTGACCTTCATCTTTTAAGAATACTTCTTTTACTATCATTTTTATTTGTTTATTTAAAGTTATTGCCTTATTTATTTATTTATTTTTAAGGGTATAGTTTTACTTTACACATTAGGAGATTCTTTGTACTCCTGCAAGTACAAATCAATTACTTCTTTCGTTTTTATTAAGTCCTTGAACCACTCCCCTTTCTTTCGACATCTTACGATTCTTTTAATTAAATCGAACTCCCATGCGTTCAACTGATGTTGCTCAGCAAATAAATACAGACTGCCGTGCGTATTGTCATAATGTTTAGATAACTCGCTCATTATTCTTTTATTTTTAATTCCTCTCCCGTCAATGCAAAATATAAATTCTGAAGAGAATGTACGTGCTTGCAGTTATCCCAATTTGGCAGAAATCCTAACTCGTCTTTACTCGATTCTTTTGAACCAAATAAAGCACAAGAGAAATCATCTGAATAACTAATTAAACCAACTCCTTTTATCTCTAATTCGTAATCATTGCTATATCCAGTTTCGTCAGATTCATAGATGACTTTTTCAAAACCAAATTTTATAAGCCATTCTTCTGTAAGTAGGATAGGACAAAAACAGTAATTCTCTATCCATACATCTTCCGTTTGGTCTTTAATTGATAATGCGTATGTATTAATTCCATTGACTTCAAAAAAAGCATAGGATTCATCTATTCTTACTAGATTACCAAGTCTTAGTTCTTCTAATCTCATATTTATGCGTATATAAAACTTGTGTTATTTATTTTATAATTACAGATTTTCTTTTTTAAAGAAGACCTGCTTATGTTGCCGAAAAAAGACGCTTCATTCACACCAAAATAAAAAATACCAGTTTGTATATTTAATATTATTTTACTATTTGGGTTGTCTTCTCCGTATTTGCCAAACATATTATTATTTTCTTTTTTTGATATTTTTTTCATCGTATCACTTATTTTCTTTTTCTCTTCGTCTGTTTTTTTTCTGCCTAGATTGTATTTATTTCCAGTCATTCTTTTTCTTGTATTTTCAATATTTTTTGAAGAAACTTTTTTGCCAATATTTTTTATTCTTATTTTTTCTTTTGTTTCATCACTTAAAACTCTTCTAAGACAATCTGTTTCTTGTAAAACACAATTCAACCCTCCTTTTGTTACATCATATAAATCTTGATAATACCTCTCTTCTTTGTTTAATTCATCTATTTCGCAAATTTTAATTACTTCAAAAATATGATTATTAACTCCGTACTTTAAAAAAGAACGATAAAGTCTTATTTGACTTTTTGTTTTTGAATTTAATTGAAAATATGTACTAAATCTTTTATCTATATCTATACTTTGACCAATATAAATCCTGCCAGTGGGGCTTGTTATTTTATATATACCCGTCATAGTAAAATATTATTAATGTTTGGTAAACCTTTGCCGTTGTTGGTTATAATAGAAAACCCAGCATTCGATGTGTAGCCTAAGTCTTCACTAAATCCATTACCAGTAAACAAACTCCTTGCGTTCATACGAATATGGTCCACGCTGTCGTCCTTGATGATGTTAAATTTGCCTTTCAAATTAACGCTCAGTTTTTGAATAATAGAGTGCAAGTGCCCTTCCAATATAACGTTATACATTCCTTTCTTACCAAAGTCCCAACACAAGTCCTTCGTTGCTTTTCTTGAGATGCCCTTATGCCCATGAAGTAGTATGTAATTTATACCATCAATCTCAGCCGAGATAACTGTCGGGTGAAACTCCACATTGTAGCCTCTTAACTCTAATCCAAAAGCTATCAAGTCGCAAGCTCCTCCGTCTGTGTCCTCGGCTTTATCTGACGTCAATCTGTCGTGATTACCAGCGACAAGCTTAACGTCCTTCAGGTTGTTTATCTTAGATAGTAATTTCTCGTGCAATACATTTACAGAGAACTTAATAACCTCCGCTCCTATCATGCCTTTCTGAAGTCCCTTCCATGAGTTCTTATGGTTAAGTCCCGTAAAACTTTCTATCATATCTCCAAGAAATAAAACATTCACTTCCTTAAAGTTCATTCTATTAACCTTACTTACAATATCCTCTAGGTAATTTATCAAAATGGGAATAGAGTAATCTCTAGTATTTACAAGTCCATCAATATAAGCTCCTAAATGTAAATCAGCAATTATTATTACACCAACATCGTGACCATCAACTATTTGTGTTTTAAATTTTATAATGTCCTTTAATTCTTTTTGAAGAATCTTTTTTACTTCATCATAAGAAATACTTTCATCTTCTTCAGCAAGCGGGTCAACAAAATTAGGATTCTTAATAAACGTACTGACAGATGTTCCGTCCTCTAGCTTCTTTTTAATCCACATATGCTTAGCATCGTTCGGTGATACATCTACAGCTGCCGATGTTCTGTAAATCCCCTCGTGCTCATCTTTAATCGTACTAAGATATCTATCGAAATACTTACGCAATGAATCAACCTCTTTCTCGGAATACTTGTAGTCCTTAAAAGCTAACTTAATTAAATCCTTTCGTCC